ATAGTATCTATAAGAGCCGTTGGACTTCAGCGAGCGGAAGCTGAGGGCGAAATAAGGCGGAGTGGCGCCCGGGTTGTCGAACACCCGCCCGGAGGCGGTGTCGAACTGTCGTCCCAGCAGCTTGGCTTGCATCTCCGCCGGGATCCCGGTCACCGTCAGGCTGATCACCGTCTCGCCTTCGATCACCATGCTGTCGTAGGGCTGGTCGTCGGCATATTGTACCGCGCTGTTCGAGGCCGGCTCCTGGGAGGCTTCCGCCGCCGGCGCCAGGTACTCGGGCGTATCCGCCGTGTAGGCCGTCGCTGAGTCCTCGGTCACTTCGGCGATGTACAGGCTGTCCAGGCCGATTCTGGATTTATATTCACCTGAATTTACGTTTACTGGCATGATCTTTTACTCCTCTTCAAGAAAGATATATTCGAGCGCAAGGCCGAAGTGGCGTGTTAGCTCGTTGAACGGTAATTCGTGTTGTGGTCCCCGGCTGAACCCGGCTGCGACCATTGCTCCATCGATGTTTGGCAGGCCGGTCAGCCCATTGCGGCTGTAGGCGCTCACCTGCATGCGGTAGCTCCGCAATGTCTCGCGATTGTCTGCGCTCTGCTCTGGCGGCGAGCTCACCAGGAAGTACACCAGGAATAGATCGGGCAGCTCCGCGCCGCTGGCCTCGATATGCAGGTTGGCGCTGATCGGGACGCCCAGGCCGGTTAGGGCAGTCTTTACTCGCTCCCAGATGGTCATAGCTTATACCCTTTGGTCACGACGTGAATGAATATCGCAACCAGGTAGGCTACGATGATCGTAAGGGACAGGATAATCAGGAAGTCCAGGCCACTTAAAGTAGGCATATCACACCTGCGCGCGCCAGTAAACCGTCTGTGTTGTGCCTGCCGTCCCATCGTGCTTTTTGATTGCCACGGTTATATGGGTTGCATCCAGACTGGTCACAGTCACAATGTCACCTGCTACACTTCCGCTTACAGTCGCCACGGTTGGGGCTGCCGCGCATCCGTGGTCAATCGTGCCGCCGTCGGCTATACTGGCGGCTGCACCCTGGTTCTCCGTCACCCATCCAATATTCCCGCGCACAACTGACCCAACCCCGTATGAATTTATCGGGGTACTGGCGGAGTGGAATAGATTGTTTACGATCAGGTTATTGCCAGTCGTGCCATACCCCTCGGTAATTCCTATCGAAACAACTCGATCTGGCCCTTCGTGGAAATTATTAAGCGCCACGATATTGTCAATAGCCCCGGTGGCTGGATTAGCGCCCGACATCATAATGCCATTGTAAAAATTATAAAATGTGTTACCAACAACAACATTATTGCGTGCGTCCTGCCCAACTCCAGAACTCGCATTTATATACATGCAATATTCGCCGGGAGTACACTGGCCCGAAAACACATTCCCCATAACCGTTACAGATTGAGAGGCAGACAGCCACAGTTGGATATTGCCCCCGATAAATAAATTCTCCACCACTAAACTCAGCGCATTAAAATATGGAGTACCCAATCCATCTACGCAGTCATAATCCGGGAGCAAGTTTACCGATACCCCTGTCGGTGCAACATCCCCATCATAAAATGTATTGTTCGTAATCACAAAGTAGTTATTTTCCAGTTTAAGCGCGCTGGCTCCAGCGATTATTCCATCACCATCAAAATAATTATTCGTGATAGTTATTTTTTGCGAAACGTGAAACGAATGGATACCGCCCCAGTACCAGCCCTTGAACCGGCAATGATCAACAACTACAGGCCCGGAGCGTTGGATGCCTATACCGCCTGTAGCAAGACTATTTGCATCAAACTCGATGCCAGAAACGTAAGTCGGGTTTGTCCTCGGAGACGCAGCCGAACCGCGGATTAGTAATACATGAGGCCAATTAGGTGCGCCACCATCAACTATTTTAATAATTGTTGCGCCCGGAACACCTTGCAGAGTTATGGGTGCGTTGGTGTTCATTATCTTTATGGCGTAATAGGATACATAACTATCGGTATTAATATTCCCGGCGGTATTCACGAGGAACGTTCCCTCAGATAACAGCACCCGCCCGCCCGCCGCCGGGAGAGCATCAATCGCCGCCTGGATTTGCACTTCATCGTTTACGCCGTCACAAACGTAATCGGCGTGCGCCTGTGAACGCGCAGTAGCATCGGAGGCAGCAACAACAAAAGTTGCGCCCCTGGAAGAAATCAACAAAGTATTTAAATCGGTAATGGGCCCAGTCTCCATATAAATACTCTGCGAATGCCCATCATTTAGCAAAAGACGATATTGCGAAGCATGTATACTCATTATTACTCCTTTCTCGCTCCCTAAAGAGCTCCCTTTTCGACGAACACTTTCTTCATCTCTGCCCGCGCCTTGCTCATATCATGGTCCAGGGTTGGCCTGATGTAGGACTGCGCCGGCGTGTTTGCCGAGCCATATTCCTGCACGTTGCCATAACGGGCGGTGTTTGCATCGGCCGTTGCCGGGATCCCGACCTCCACGTAATGGAAATTGCCATCTTGGTGAGGTCCGTCAACCACCAGGTGCTGCTCCAGGTTGTGGGTGTCCTTCGGCACGCGCCGGTCCATCCCGGCCAGCAGGACTTCTCCGCCTGCCATTAGCGCTTCATCCGCAATGGCGTCGATATTCTGGCCCGCTTTGGCCAGCGCTTCCAGGTATTCTTCGAAACCTTTGGTCGTGATCCTGGTTTTTACCGCCATCAGCCGCTCCTAACCCTTCGCACCTTCAACTCTAAATATTCATGCCGCTCCCGGATGTCGTCGATCGATGTAATCTCGAACCGGTCCGATCCTTTCATAACCGAGCAAGTGGTATCTACTCCAGATCTATAACGGATAGTGACCGTCGCCGGTTGCTCAGCCTGCACCGACTGCGCCGCCCAGGCTTCCGAACCATGCACATTGATCCACTTGCTCCACACCTCAGCGATCGTGGACCACGTGGCCGTCTCGAAGCCGCCCGCATCCGCGCTCACTGTGCGCGCTTGCAGAGTGATCTTGGTCCTCAGCTCGCCCGGGTTGGTTACTTTGCCGTTTAATTCCATGTTTGCGCGCAAACGTGCTACTGCCCGTCAACGTCAGGCAGTGACGAATGCAATCTCCTTATACAGCGTCTGTCCATAAATATCCACAGCATAGTCGATTACGATGATGTAGCTCGAGGCAGCAGCCAGGTTATTCGTCGGATTGATAGTCATGATCTTCCCGGTCACATCCAGCGTATTGGTTGAAGCAACTGTGTTCAGGTTGGCATCTTCCAAAGTCACCAGCGACGTGGAGCTTGCGTCCATTTTATGATTGAAAACCAGCACGAAGCTGGCGCCCACCGCCATGTAGCCATCGATATTGGTGATGATGATGGCCAGCGGCTGATCGGGCGTGCCAGCCGTTGCGAGCTTCAGCGCCAGGGCTTCGAGCTGCGTCAAGACCGCAGCCAGGCCATAACCCAGCGCGCCGCCGGCCGCCATCCCACCGGGATCCTCGTGCCAGCGTACAAGCAGCATCCTGGCCGCTGCTTTAGCCTCAGGCCGGACCCAGGTATCCTGGCTCCAATCTCGCCCGGTCGCCTGCCGAATATATCCATCCACCAATGGCAATAAATCGATCATGTTCGAATCGTCTTGTTCGCACCTGAGAACAGTGGCAGCTTCGGCCTGGCTCAAGATCGTTACAGGCTTCGCCCGGACCGAGATCGTGATCGCCTTATCTAACGTCCGGCTGTCGCTGGTCGTGATACGGCAATTCAACTCATAATCAATTCCATCTGCGCCGCCCGAGAGCCAGATGGTGCACACGGTGTTCGCCGCATATACGACCCCATGGATGGTGACGCTCTGCTGGTTGTGGGTAACCTCAGTAATCCCCGTTGGGACCGTCCAGGCCACTGTGCTGATCGTCGCCCCTTGTAGCTCGCCGGTATCGGTCGCCGCGCCGGTGTTGATGCCGCCTTCGTCACACCAAATGATGAAATAGGGCTCGATTGAGTTGGGGTCTTTGGATGGTAGTGACATAATTATCGACCTTTTACATATTCGCGCTTATCTTGAACTTTTACATATTCGCGCTTATCTTGAAATAGCACAACCTCTGCATGATTTGCAGCTTTAATCGGTGGCCACATAATCGACGAGCTTGAGCTCGTCATAGACGAGCTGGATGAGCTGGACGAAATGGAAAATGAAGAGCTGGAACTCGTAATCGTGGTGCTTGAGCTGGTGGTCGAGCTTGACGTGGTGCTTGAACTCGTCGTGGAGCTGGACGTGGTACTGGATGAGGTCGTGCTTGACGAAGTTGTGCTTGAGCTGGACGTGCTTGAGCTGGATGAAATCGAGGTGCTGGAGCTGGATGACGAAATCGACGTTGATGAGCTGCTGGACGAAATCGAGGTTGAGCTTGAACTGGACGTGCTAGAGCTAGACGAAATCGTGGTCGAACTGGAGGTGGTCGAACTGGATGTGGTGCTGCTGCTGGTCGTACTTGACGAGGTTGTCGAGCTTGAAGTTGTGGAGCTTGACGTTGTGGAACTTGAACTTGTTGACGACGACGATGAGCCAGGAATGGACGATGAGCTTGAAGTCGATGTTGACGAAGACGACGACGAGCTGGATGAAATCGAGGTCGAGCTAGAACTAGATGAAATCGAGGTTGACGAGGATGTCGTGCTAGATGAGGTTGTGCTTGACGAAGTCGTGGAGCTTGACGTGGTGCTGCTACTGGATGTCGAGCTCGAACTAGATGACGACGCCACGTCCTCCAGATACAACTCGTCAATGTGCATCAGGTGATTGATGTTACCCGGACTCGAATGATTGATCCGCAGTGTTATCTTTCCACCGCTGATGTAATCGGCGCTATCAATTAGCGTAAATTGGTAGGTCTGTTCAGACGCCGCAGTCGGGAAATCCTGCGCATTCGCAGTAACGTTCGTCCAGCCAGCTGGGGCTGCGTATTTATATTGCTGAAGTTTTACATTGTGACCGGCGTTGCCCTGATACCACGCCTTGAAGTGCGCCACCAGGGACGTGTCCGGCACGGCCTGCTGGTCGCCGAAGCGGAAGTCATAGTCAAACGCTGGAGTTGCGTTTACCTCCGTCAGGATCAGCTCTGTTCCGTTGTCGGAATAGGTATCTGCCAACACGCCTGACGATATGGCTCCGACAGTCAACGCCAGATTGGAGGCGTGATACCAGGGGATCGGCGGGACGCTGGAACTACTGGAAGTGGTAGATGATGAAGTCGTGCTGCTGGACGATGACGAAATCGAAGTCGAGCTTGAACTGGACGAAATCGTGGTTGACGATGATGTCGTGCTGCTGCTGGTCGTGCTGGACGAGGTTGTACTTGAACTCGAAGTTGTTGAACTCGACGTGGTGCTACTACTTGTTGTGCTGGATGACGTTGTGCTGCTTGATGTCGTGGAGCTTGAGCTTGTTGACGATGACGACGAGCCAGGAATAGACGATGAGCTTGAAGTTGATGTTGAC